TATGGGATTTTGTCTGTACAATAACGGTGGCACACCTTTTGCTAAAGATAATTTTGCCTATGACGAGACTACTGGAACGTATACCCGGGGCGATATAACAATAGATCCTAAACTTGGACAGTTTAAATTTTCACAAGGCACTGACATTGTCAATGCTATCAATCAAGTTATCTTAATGAGCGAATATGGTAGGACAGCCCTAAATCAAATTAGTTCAGATGGTTCAGTTAAATGGTGGCGTGTAGAAACACAACTTTTTTACATACCAACTGATGAAAATATAGCCAAGAGTGGTGTAAAACCAAAACTGGTAGTATATCGAGTAGTACCTTATGATGTAGATGCTAGTATTTTTCAACCGCCGAACGCTGCCAGACCTGGTACAGAAGAAGCTAAATCACAAGTTATAAAAGAATATAACTATATCTACACTGGTAAAAATACTGATATTATAGATTGGAATATTGAATTCATGGCTGGCTTTTATACAGCCATGCGATCAGACGGTGGTCAGAACAGTGGCGACAAAGATCTAGCAGAACAACAAAGCGGAGCTGCTAACGGCGAACCGAATCCGGGCGGCACACCTACAGGCCAAGCGCCTAAACCTGGACAAATTCCAACGGTTGTGTTGAAAGACGGTGTACTAACCAGTACAGCATACAAAGGCGGCGGCGGCCTAGATGATAATGCCAGTATTGCTGCAAGGCAGTTCCACGATGCACTAGTATCAGGCAACGATATGGTAGCGTTAGATTTAACAATTTTAGGAGACCCTTACTATCTTGGCGATAGCGGCATGGGCAATTACACAGCTACGGCAACTGATAACAAGCACATTAATGCAGACGGTGCAATGAATTATCAAAGTTCTGAAGTTAGAGTTAATGTAAATTTTAGATCGCCGGCTGACATTAATCATATTACTGGCATGTATGATTTCACTAGCACATCTGTATCACAGTTTAGCGGACTATATAGAGTGCAGACAGTTAATTCGAGCTTTCAACGAGGCAAGTTCACACAGATTTTAAAAATGTTTAGACTTAAAGGTCAAGAAGTTCAAAGTACCGGAAAACCAGTATTGGCTACTTCAGCTTCAGAATCAATTATTCCGTCAGATACTCAGACCTTTGATGACGGGTCGAGTATACAAACGTTTGATGACGGATCAACTTTAGTAACAGACTCCGAAGGCAATGTTACATCAACACCAGCACCATAAAAGAGATTATTAATCATGGCAGAAGAAACAAGAGTAGCAACGGGTTCTGAAAAATCAAGTCCAGGCCCGTTCTTGGCAAAAATTGTTAGTCACTTAGATCCTACATATATGGGAACACTAGAAGTACAATTACTTCATGAAGTGGGCAACGACGATGATGAAGGTCAACTACATCAGGTAAAATATCTTAGTCCGTTTGCTGGACAAACTAGTGTTGATTTTGTTGGAGAAGAGCCCGACGACTATGACAACACTCAGAAAAGTTATGGCATGTGGATGATCCCACCTGATGTTGGCAATGTTGTAATGGTAATTTTTGTAGACGGTGATCCACGTAAGGGCTATTGGATAGGTTGTGTGCCTGACTTATCGATGAATTTTCAAGTTCCGGGACATGCCGCTACATCATTTCATGTAGACGGTATAGAAGAACGAGTACCAGTAGCTGAATATAATAAAATAGCACAAGCATCAACTGTTGATCCTACACAAATTAAAAAACCTGCAAGCCCCCTACAAGACATATTAGAAGAACAGGGATTGTTAAAGGACGATACTCGAGGCATTACAACTAGCAGTGCTAGACGAGAAGTTCCCAGCGCTGTATTTGGAATTTCAACCCCCGGACCAATTGATAAACAACCAGGTGCAAAAAAGGGACGATTTGGAAAATCTGAACATAGAGTTGCGTCTGGGTTTGTCAGTAGACTAGGCGGAAGTAGTTTTGTAATGGATGACGGTGACGACAAGTTTGTCCGTAAGACTCCGGCAAGCGAAGGCCCACCGGAATATGCTGCCGTTGAACAAGGTGAAACTGATGGCGATCCGACTATTCCCCATAACGAATTAATTAGAATTCGAACTAGAACAGGTCATCAAATTTTATTACATAACAGTGAAGACTTAATCTACATCGGAAACGCCAAAGGAACTACTTGGATTGAATTAACTAGTAACGGTAAGATTGATATCTACGCAGAAGACAGCATCAGTATGCATACAAAAGGCGATTTTAACGTAACAGCTGATAAAAACATTAACTTAACATCAACCGGCGGCGCCATTAATTTAAAAGCATCTGGCAATGTAAACACAACTCCTGGCGGCAACTATAACGTTAAGCCTGGCGGCAGCGCAAACATTAACCCAGGCGGCAATTGTAACGTATTGGCTGCTAATACTAGTATTGATGGCGGTGAAATTCACCTTAACTCTGGCAAAGCTTCTGGCGCACAAGCTGCAATAGCAGCACCTCGTGTTCCAGAACACGAACCGTGGGACGGGCATGAAAACTTACACAATACTGAGCTGAAATACTCGACAACAACTGATACGTTTGCAAAAATTAAACCGCCCGCTCAAGACGAACAAGAAGGTTAAATACTAATATGACAGCTAATAACCGCTTATTTGACAAGGTAGTACTTAAAGGACCTGCTAAAAACAGTACATCAGCACCTGGTTCTAAAACTTATAAAGGTTTTAGCACAGTCAGCGGTGACAGTAAAAGCTATAGCCTCTACGATCTAGCACTTATAAAACAAGATATTATCAATCACTTCCATATCCGTCAAGGTGAAAGATTAGAAAATCCTACATTTGGTACTATTATATGGGACTTATTATTTGAACCATTAACTGAAGATGTTAAGCAAATGATAACAAAAAATATTGAAGACATTATCAACTACGATCCCCGAGTCAGTGCAGATCAAATCATAGTAACAGCCTACGAAAGCGGGATTCAGATAGAATGTAAGCTAACATATCAGCCTTATAACATCCAAGAAGCAATACAATTTAGGTTTGATCAAGCTAACGGATTATTGAATTAATTAAGTGCCCACATAATAAAATCCGATAAATATCTGTATAATGGGAAGCAGATATGTCAGCAACCGATAGACAAAATAGATTACTAGTAGCAGAAGACTGGAAACGAATATACCAGAGTTTCCGTAATGCGGACTTTCAAAGTTACGACTTTGAAAATTTACGCCGTGTTATGATTGGGTATATCAGGGAAAATTACCCTGAAGACTTCAACGACTACATTGAAAGCAGCGAATACCTAGCTCTTATAGACCTTATTGCGTTTTTAGGTCAAAGTATTGCGTTCCGTGTTGATCTAAATGCTCGTGAAAACTTTTTAGAGCTAGCAGAACGTCGAGAATCTGTATTACGATTAGCTCGCCTACTAAGTTACAGATCTAAACGCAATATTTCAGCATCGGGAATGTTAAAGTTTACCACTGTAAGCACCACTCAAAATGTTTACGATAGCAACGGTCGCAATTTATCAGGGCAAGTAGTTGCATGGAATGATCCTGCTAATGCCAACTGGTATGATCAATTTATTAAAGTTATAAATGCAGCATTGCCTGCTACACGACAAATAGGCAATCCGGACCGCAGCGGCACAGTGTTTGGAATTCCAACTTCTCAGTATAGATTTCAAAGTGCCAACACTACAGTTCCTGTATACGAATTTACCAAGGGTGTTGATGGTAGGTCTATGAATTTTGAAGTTGTTTCGACAACATTTACTGATGGTGCAGATATATCAGAAGAACCGCCTTCAATTGGAAACCGCCTGGCTTTTTTATACAAAGACGACGGAAAAGGAAACGGATCAAGTAATACAGGATTCTTTTTACGATTTACACAAGGCACCTTAAGTCAAGGCTCGTTTACACTGTCACAACCAGCTACAGATGAATCTGTAGACATCGATGCGGTTAACATCAACAACAGTGATGTATGGTTATACCGTTTAGATAATAATGGATCAGAAAGCGAATATTGGGCACAAGTACCTAGCTTTGAAGGCAACAACATTATCTATAATAGCCTTAATAAAAGTATTAGAAATATCTACGGTGTAGTTACTAGGGCCAACGATCGAGTTAGCCTAGTGTTTAGCGACGGTGTGTTCGGCAATTTACCCCAAGGTACTTTTAGAACCTACTATCGAACAGGTAATGGATTGAGTTATACAATTAATCCTAAAGACGTTAAGAATGTATCAATCAGCATACCGTATTTTAGCAATATAGGACAAGTAGAAACGCTGACACTTTCGTTGGGACTTCAGTCGTCTGTATCTAACTCATCACCGACTGAGTCAAACGACAGTATTAAAGCCAATGCACCGGCTACTTATTATACACAAAATCGTATGATAACTGGTGAAGATTATAATATCAGTCCGTTAAGTGTTAATCAACAGATAGTCAAAGTCAAGGCAGTTAATCGAAGTTCAAGCGGCATTAGTCGATACTTCGATCTAGTTGATCCGACTGGCAAGTATAGCAAAACAAATTTATTTGCTGATGACGGTGTGTTGTATAAACAGACGTACACTAGCTTTTTTAGATTTAAGTATAATACTAGAACTGATATTGAAGCAATCATTTATAACGAATTGTCAGAAGTATTGCGTTCTTCTAATTTAAAGAATTTTTATTACAGCAGCTTTGATCGAGTACCTGCATCACTCTTAGGGATAATTTGGAAAAACGTCACTACTGATACTAATCAAAGTACGGGATTTATTGAAGATATTATAACTAGTACAGCACAGCGGGTTGGTACTTATACTAGCACACTCTTAAGATTTTTTACAGTAGGATCATTGGTTAAGTTTAAATCGCCTACTGGATATTATTTTGATAGATCGAATAATAACAAATTAATTTTATCATCTGCCAATGTGCAAAATTTAACAGATACAATATGGGCCAAAGTTGTAACAGTAGCTGGTGACGGCACTAACAACGGTATTGGAACACTGTCCACTGGATCTGGTACAATTATTTTAAACGAGATAATTCCTACACTGGCAACAATTGATGAAATTATTCCAGCATGGCGAGTGTCGTTAGAACCCGGTACGATATCTTCTATGGTAGATTTAGTATTTTCCAACAAACAATTTGGTCTACGCTACGATACTGAAACACGGACTTGGAAAATTATTTTAGAAACTAACTTGAACACTACTGATAATTTTAGTTTAGGCCGTCAAGGCGACACTAGTAATCAAAAGGTAGACTCTAGTTGGTTACTATTGTTTACAACTGATACAGAAAATTATACAGTCACTTCGAGATTAAGTCGTTATATTTTTGAAAGCAAGCAGCAAGTGAGATTTTTCTTTGATGCGAGTGATAAAATTTACGACACTAGAACAAATACTGTAGTAAAGGATGTAATTAAGGTATTAAGTATTAATACTCAACCATCCACTACGGCATCGTTTACCTACGACAGAGATTGGGAAATTACCGAAGAATTCGTTGGCCTTGATGGATATGTTGACACTAAGAAAATTCAAATAACATTCAACGATAGCGACGACGACGGTGTAGTAGATGATCCTACCCTATTTGAAACTATTGTTGACCCTGTTAACAATGCTATTCCCTTGGCCAACCGATATGTTGTGTTAGAAAGATATATTATCGAGCAAGGTCAAGAAGACTATAGATATGTACCTAATACAAATAACTTAGTTAAGGTAATGTTAAGTCAGCCAACTAATACAGCAGGCGAAATAACAGGGCAATATTTTTATTTTATAGATACTGATACTGTTGTTAAATTAAACCTTGCTGGCGAGTTCATACCTACATTAGATTATAGAGTGTATGCAGGAAGAGATAATCTTAAATTTCAATACATTCATAACGCAGATTATGAATCAAGAATTGATCCAGGACTAACGAATTTAATTGACATCTTTGTGTTAACTAAACAGTACGACATTAATTACAGACAGTGGCTTTCTAATTCGATAACCACAGAGCCGTTGCCACTTAGCAGCGATGCTCTATATAACTTACTATCGCCGGAATTGAATAAGATCAAATCTATAAGCGATGAAATTATATACCACCCAGTAAAATATAAAGTATTATTTGGTAGCAAGGCTAGTCCTAATGTGCAGGCAACTTTTAAAGTAGTTAAAAATTCCGAAGTTGTTATAAGCGACAACGATATTAAAACAAGAACACTAGTTGCAATATCAGAATTTTTTGCTTTAGAAAATTGGGACTTTGGTGATAATTTTTACTTTAGTGAATTATCTGCCTACGTAATGAATAAGCTAAGTCCTAACATTGTTAACTTTGTTATAGTTCCAAAGAATTCGGGATTGAGCTTCGGTAGTCTTTACGAAATTAGATCAGAGAAAGATCAAATTTTTATTAATAGTGCAACTATGGATGATATTGAAATTATCTCCACAATAACAGCGAGTCAAATTAAAAGCGCAATGATTTTACAAGATCAAACAGCAGTCAGTCAACAGGCTATAACAAGTTCTGGGAGTAATTAATGGCATACAGTAAAAATCAGAACGAACCTAAAGTTCCAATTTCTAATGTTGAAAAAAGAACGACTTCAGATTTACTACCAAGATTTTATAGAACAAATGGTAATAAAAAGTTTTTACAAGCTACCTTAGACCAACTAACTCAGCCCGGCACAGTTAAAAAATTAAATGGCTATATTGGTAGAGCATCTGCCAAAGCGGCAACTAGCAATGACATATTTTTACAAGCGCCGGATAAAACACGACAAGATTATCAACTTGAGCCGGCTGCAATTATTAAAGATTATCTTGGAAACACAACATTTTTTAAAGATTATATAGATCATATTAATCACATTGAAGTGTTTGATGGTAATATTAAAAATCACAGTAGACTAAACAAAGAAGAATTCTATAGTTGGAATCCGCATATCTGTTGGGATAAATTTGTTAACTATCAACAGTATTACTGGTTACCATTCGGTCCAACTCCGATCGAAGTATTAGGTAATCAGCTAGCAATTCAAAGTACGTACACCGTTCGAAGTGTTGATGAAGTTGATAATATTGCATACTTGTTTACACCAAATGGTCTTACGCGAAACCCTACACTAAGATTATTCAGGGGGCAAACATATACATTTGATATCGATGCGCCTGGCCACCCTTTCAGTATTAAAACACAGCGAGTATCTGGAAATCTAGAACGATATACACAGGGTGTAGAAGGGTATGCTGTTGAAAAAGGTACAATTACATTTACTATTCCGTTGACCAGCCCGGATGTATTATTTTATGTTAGTGAAAATGCTGTTGACACCGGTGGCGTATTTCAGATTTTAGATATTGACGAAAACACTTCGATAGACTTGGGAACAGATTTTCTAGGTAAAAAGACTTATACTGTTCCTAATGGAACAGCCAAGGGCTTGTCAATCAGTAATGGCATGAAGTTAAGTTTTGGGGGCAATGTTACTCCTGAAAAGTACGGCAACGGCTTCTGGTACGTTGAAGGTGTGGGCACAGAAATTCAATTAGTCAACGAACAGGAACTACAAGTTAGGACATCATTTAGCGTGGAGTCTCAAATCTTGTTTGATAACGCACCGTTTGATCAATTGCCGTTTGGTGATGCGAGTGTCTTGCCAGGAACTAAAGATTACATAACTATCAACCGTTCAAGTGTGGATCAAAATCCATGGTCGAGATATAATAGATGGTTCCACCAAGATGTTGTACGAGCAGCATCGATCGCCAATGGGCAAGAACCCGACCTTGACCAGACATTAAGAGCTACTCGACCTATTATTGAATTTAACGCTAGTATTAAATTACACAACTTTGGAGTTAAATCTAAAAAGGCTGTAGATGTTATTGATAATTTTACAACTGATGTCTTTAGTACTATTGAAGGTACTTTAGGATATAATATTGATGGCATTGATCTAGCAGAAGGCATGCGGGTATTGTTTGTAGCAGATACTGACAGCATGGTACGGAATAAAATCTTTAAAGTTAACTTTATTAATGTATTGCCTGACAGTCGACAACTATCGTTCGATGCTGCTACGGCAGTGGATATTGAGAACGACTATATTACGTTTACTACAGAACACGGATTAAATTCTAAAAATCAAGTAACATATCTTGCTGAAGGTAATGCACCAGTATCGGGACTAGTTAATCGTCAAGTTTATTATGTAAAAGCAATTGATACATTTACTATTGAACTTTACAATAACCCTACGCTGACAACAAAAGTAGATATTTTTGCTCCTAGTTTAGATATACACAAATTTGAGTTATTTCCGGGATATCGCAGACAAATTACACTAATTGAAGAAGACGATAGCAATCCTCAGTTATACGAAACTGTAACAGTAAATTACGGGCAGCAGGAACTAATTACTTCAAGTATTACAGGAAATCAAGGACAGACTTATTGGTACAACGGAACTACTTGGAAATTAGGACAAGTAAAAAATTCAGTAAATCAACCACCTCTATTTGATATATTTGATATCAACGGTAACAGTTATTCAGATAACTCGGTATACGACGGTTCTACGTTTGCAGGTACGAAAATCTTTAGTTATAAAGTAGGAAGTGGCAGTAATGACTCTGAGCTGGGATTTTCTTTAACTTATCAAAACATTAATAATATCGGTGATATCGTTTTTGAATTTAATTTATTAAAAGATACATTTGCCTATAAAAACGTTACTGATATTTTGTATAAAAATACAGATGTCGGATACGTTAAAATCACACGAGAGCTAGATCGTTATAGTTTTGAAAATGCATGGAAAACTAGTTTAATTGAAAATAGTCAGCCTGTTGTTAGAATTTTCAAAGAAAGCGGACTAATTAATAATTTTCCTATTGATGTATACGACGACTTAACAGCACTAGATGATTTAGAAGTTAGAGTTTATGTTAACGGTAAACGGATCGCCAAGGATGCATACACAATTGAAACAGGCATTGTTAGAAAACATGTAGTCTTGAATACTGAAGTTGCACTAACTGATATCGTTACGTTACGATGTTTTTCAGCACAGTCGAAGAATGACATAGGCTACTACGAGTTGCCATTAAGTCTACAAAATAACCCACTGAATAATAATATCGAACAGTTTACATTAGGTGAAGTTATAGACCATGTGGACAGTATCATTGACAACATTTCTGTATTCCAGGGAGTGTATCCAGGCGACGGAAATTTAAGAGATATTGGAAATCTTTCAGCATACGGTACACGATTCGTTCAGCATAGTGGTCCTATGAACAATAGTTTATATCACTTAGGGTCTACAAACGCAAACGTTATCAAAGCATTAGATCAAGCTAGAATCGACTACGGCAAATTTAAAAGAGCATTTATAATTGCTGCCACAGAAAGTGGAATTGATACTGACCCACGACAGCACGTTGATTTTATACTACAACGTGTTAACGGAGCTCGTCCTAAGACTGATGCATACTACCTATCTGACATGTTTGGATATACAGCATCTAACAGAATTGAATATACAGTAGTTGATTCGAGAATTAAAATGTATCCGTTAACATCGGCATTTAATTTAGATGATTGCTCTAATAAATCTATTAATGTTTACCTAAACGGTAATCAATTAATTTACGGTCGAGATTACATTTTTGGTACTGATGTATTTTTTGAAATTCTCACAGACATTCAAGAAGATGACTTAATTGAAGCATTTGAATTTGAAAGTACCGACGGTTGCTTTTGCCCACCAACTCCTACTAAATTAGGCCTATATCCTAAGTTTGTACCTAAAAAGTATATTGATGATACCTACATAGAACCGACAGAAGTAATACAAGGTCACGATGGTAGTATCACTATTGCATTCGGCGATTACAGGGATGATCTACTCCTTGAATTAGAAACACGAATCTTCAATAATATTAAAGTACATTACAACACAGATATATTTGATGTGTATGATTTTATTCCTGGATATAATAGAAAAGTTCCCTATTCAAGGACCGAAGTCGATACTATTTTATCTAAGTATTTTTTCCAATGGACTATTAATATACAAGAAGATTTTACCAAAGATACTTGGTATGATCAAACAAATAGCTTTACCTATAATTATAGAGGAAGTTATACACCCGACAATTTAGATGTTCCGGCTGCATGGCGCGGAATTTATCGATGGCTGTTTGATACAGACCGTCCTCACACAAACCCTTGGGAATGTTTAGGCTTTAGCATTGAGCCGTCTTGGTGGCAAACAGTATATGGTCCAGCACCGTATACAAGTGATAATTTAGTATTATGGGATGACATAAAAGAAGGTATTGTTCGAGAACCAGGAGTGCCTGTACGTCGAAATCCTAAATTTGCAAAACCTATCCTAGCTCAAGGATTACCGGTCGATGATCAAGGCAAACTAGTTAGCCCTAAAGATTCGGGTTTGGTACAAGGTACTATACAAACCGGCGACGGCGGTTATTACACCTTCGGTGATCACTCAATGGTAGAAACTGCATGGCGCAGATCAAGCTACTTACCTTTTGCCTTAATTCAAGCATGTTTGCTAATGCAACCTAACCACGTGCTAGGCCGTTGTCTAGATCGTAGTCGCATACAGCGCAATTTAAACAATCAATTAATTTATTCATCTACTGGATTGAGAATTAGATTAGAAGATATTGTTGTTCCTTCTACCTCAAATAGAAATAATGATACTAGACAATATGCTTGCGGGTTGATCAATTATGTTATAGATTATTTGTCAAGCGAAAATATTATAAGAATCGACCAGTATGCTGTAGATTTAAAGTCGTTAACAAACAATCTAGCAAGTCGATTAGGTGCGTTTACTAACAAACCTAAATATAGAATACTATTAGACAGTAAGAATCCTAGCAGCAGCGGTGGCGTATTTGTGCCTGAAGAAGACTATGCTGTTGAATTAAATGTATCTAGTGCTATCAAGAAAGTCACATACAGTGGCGTAGTAATAACTAAATTTGCTGATGGATTTGAAGTTCGAGGCTACAACTTTGATAATCCGTATTTTACATATTATCCGCCAGTGCAGGATGGCAAGACTATTAATGTGGGCGGTATAAGCGAAAGTTATATTACATGGTCGCCAGCTCAAATCTACATTGCAGGTAAAGTAGTTAAGAATGACAATCAATACTATCGAGTAAAAACAAACCATACTAGTGGAGAACAGTTTGATTCAAACTATTATAGTCGACTAGCAGGATTGCCTATCGTTGGTGGGCGTGACGTTGTACTTAAAAAGACTTGGGATTTAACAGATCCAAGAGTAATTGCGTACGGTACAAAATTTTATACAATACAAGATGTTGCAGACTTCTTACAGGGCTATGGTGTATATCTAGAACAGTTGGGATTTGTATTTGATGATTTTGATAATGACCTAGCAACTATTACCAATTGGGAAACTAGCGTTAAAGAATTTTTATTCTGGTCCACGCAAAATTGGAGTGCAGGCGCTGTTATCAGTTTAAGCCCATGCGCCAATAAGCTAGTGTTCAACTCGGTAAATTCAGTCGTGGGCGATATTACTGATCAATTCCGCGGATACAGTGTTTACCGAGTCGACGGCCAAAAATTAGACTTTGAAACTATTACTGCATACCGAAATGGTAACGTGTTTATACTTGAGCCCGAAGATACAAATTACGGTATATTCGGAGTTACGCTATATCTATTGCAAAAAGAGCATGTGGTCATTTTAGAAAATAAAACATTGTTCAATGATACAATATATGATCGAGAAGCAGGATATCGCCAAGAACGAGTTAAGATTATAGGATATGTTACCAGTGAGTGGACAGGTGGATTCGAAATTCCAGGCTTTATCTATGATCAAGCTATTGTTTCGCCGTGGGGTGCTTGGACTGATTATCGTCTAGGTGACATCGTCAAGCATAAGGAATTCTATTACAGTGCCAACACATTTCTAGTAGGTTCGGAAAAATTTAATAACGAAGACTGGGTGCTGTTAGATGAAAAGCCAAAGTCTGAACTATTACCAAACTGGGATTATAAAGCAGAAACATTTACAGACTTTTATGATCTCGATTCCGATAACTTAGATAGTGGTCAGCAAAAGATTGCTCAACATTTAATCGGTTATCAAAAGCGCCAGTATCTTGAAAACATCATTCAGAATGATGTAAGTCAGTACAAGTTCTACCAGGGTATGATCATTGAAAAAGGAACACAAAACGTTCTTAACAAGCTGTTCGATGTACTAAGTGCAGACGGTACAGAAAGCCTAACCTTCGACGAAGAATGGGCATTCCGAGTAGGCGAATATGGATCAGTTGATACGTTTAATGAAATTGAGTTTATATTAGACGAAGCCAGTTTTAAAATTAATCCTCAACCATTAGAGTTAGTTGATTCGCTGGATGTGTCAGCTTTAGATTTTGTCTATAGACAAAAGCCGTCGGACGTGTATATTAAGCCAGCAAACTACACTAGCAATGTTTGGCCAACTACAAATACTACACTTGATTATTTGAGAACACCTGGCTATGTAAGAAAAGAAGATGTGCAAGTTAATGTAGACACATTAGATGACCTAGTATCGTACGACATTTCTTCGTTTGTTGAAGGAGATTATGTATGGACGGCATTTGAACCAACAGTTAATCGTTGGAACATTTATAGATTCACATCTGCACCTTTTGTAATTACTAATGTTACATATTCCAATTCAGTAGTAACAGTTGAATGTGACCAAACAATTACCCTTGAAAATTTAAATGTTGGAGATTTTATAGGTTTAGAAAATGTACAATCGTTGAAGGGCTTTTATAAGGTCACATCAAAGACACTGAACAAGTTTACATTCTCTGCATCGTTAGTTGGATTTTCAGAATTTACTGAATCTAATAAACAAGAAATCTTACCGTATGTATTGACATTACAAAGAGTTTCTAACATTGACGATGCAAATGATATTATTCCACAGCGCATTAAGACTGACGAATTAATTTGGGCCGATAACAACGGCAACGATCAATGGACAGTATATAAAAATGCAGGTACGTATAGAAGATCTACAATAGTTAATTCAGACCCGGCAGAAGAACTAAATTTCGGCCTAGCATCAGCAATTAGTGATTCGGGCAACATTGCAGCGATATCTGACACTGGTGGTATAACAATATACCAAAAAGGAACAGCTGACAATTCTTGGAAAGTAAATGGCAGAATTACTAGAGATGACCCTAATTTAACAACTACAATTAGCACAATTAGTTTAGTTACTAGACTTTCAAATATTAGCACAGTCACTACAGCAACCGATCACGGTCTAATAAATGGTGATATAGTATCAGTTCTTTCGTCAACTGACACCACATTTACTGAAAAAAATGTAGAAGTTACTGTTACTGGTCTAAAGAAATTTACATATGCTAACATAGGCAGCAACGTCAGTAGCATTGGCGGCATAGTAGTAAGAACACCTACTGCTGCCTTTGGCGCAATGATTAAGTTATCTCCCGATGCATACTGGCTAGCTATTGCAGACATTAATCATTCATCTAATAAAGGTCGAGTTTCTATGTACACTCGACAGAACAACGGCGAATACTTATTTAAATCGCATGTAGTGAGTCAATCACCGACAGTTGATGAATACTTTGGTAATAATATTGCATTTGCTAAAACAGACAGTGGTTACTTGAGTGTAATTTCAGCTCCCGGTAGTGATTCAGTATACGTTTACAATTATGTAGCATCATGGGCATCTGCTGGGGTACTAACCAATGATCCAAGTTTTGGTCATGATATTGCATTGACTCACACTGGCAACATATTAATAGTATCAGCGCCTCGTGCTGCTAGCAGTTCTGGTAGCGTGTTTGTATACGAATATAACGGATCTACTTACGATCTAGCTAACACACTTACTGCAGACATTGCAAATGATGCTGAGATGTTTGGAGAAAGTGCTGCAATATCTTCAAATGGAAATTACATTGCTGTTAGCGCAACTATGGCCGATACTGGTAATACTATAGATGCTGGCAGAGTGTTAGTCTATAAATTAGATGATGCTAGCTATGTATCTGGATTACCATATCAGACTATCTATAGTCCGCGCAGTGAGACTAATGAAAAATTTGGATTTAATATTGACTTTATGAACGGCAGCGAAACTCTAGCTGTATTCTCAAAACACGGTGATGTTGATACTACGACGTCATTTGATCAGTATTCTGAAAAACTATATCCTAATTCTACAGTAGATGGCGACCGTTATGTCAATGACCCTGCTAGTGAACCTCAACAAACTTCTATCACATTTGACAACAATTCGTTAAGACTAATCGATAGAAACATAAATGTAGGACGTATTGATATTTTTGATCGATACAACACTAAATTTATCTACGGCGAGAGTTTAAGTAACACTAGCTTATTGTGGTCCGGCTACGGAGAAGATATTGCAGTAGGATCTGATGTAATTTTAGTTTCTGCAATTCGAGAGTCTGACTCATCTAAAGCAGAATCTGGTACTGTATATTCATACGTAAAGCCAGTAGGCACAACTAGTTGGACACCGTTCCACGTTGAGCTACCGACTATAGACATAGATAAAATTAAAAAAGTATTCTTGTACAATAAAGTTACTAGTTCAATTGTCACTTACTTAGATGTTATAGATCCAATACAGGGAAAAATTCCAGGCGTTGCAGATCAAGAAATTAGATTTAAAACATTCTTTGATCCTGCAACGTACTCAATTGGCTCGGCAGCAGTCAATGTTGACGATGGCGCAAACTGGACAAAAAACCAAGTTGGTATGTTATGGTGGGATCTTACTAATGCTAAATTCATTGACCCAAGAAGCGGAAACATTACCTATAGATCGTCGGTATGGAATCAGTTATATGATACCGCTAGTATAGATGTGTACGAGTGGGTTGAGACCTCACTACTACCGAGCCTGTGGAATAAGCAAGCAGATACTGAAGCCGGCCTTGCTAAAGGAATTAGCGGCCAAAGCAAGTACGGAGATTCGATTTATAGTGTTAGCAAGCGATACGACTCTATCAGTCAAACATTTAAAGAAACGTACTACTACTGGGTTAAGAACAAGAAAAATACTCCTAATGTTCCGGGTAGAACACTTAGCGCATTTGATACTGCTAGTTTGATAGCAGATCCAGTTGCCTATGGATACCCTTGCATTGCGTTTACTGGAACAAACAGTTTAAGTTTAATTAATTTAAGCAGATACCTTCAAGATAAAAATATTGTATTAAACGTACAGTATTGGTTAAGCGATTATAAAAACAGCAACTACCATAGTCAATGGAAATTATTAAGCACTAATGAAACTACAGTAATTCCGTCATTGATTGAAAAGAAATGGTTTCATAGTCTTGTAGGAAAAGACGACAACGATCGTGTTGTTCCTAATATTGATCTTCCAGTTAAACATCGCTACGGCATCGAATTTAGACCAAGACAAAGTATGTTTGTCAACCGTATCGAAGCTTTAAAACAATTCATTGAACGAGTTAATACTGTTATTAATACTAAATTAATTTCAGATGATTACGATTTAACAGACTTAGAACAATTCGAAGCAGAACCTAGTACTATTAGTGCTGAGTGGGATCGTGTTATAGATACTGATGCAGAATTGCGATTTGTCCCAACTATATTGTTAGATACCGCTACTGTTACTCCGGTAGTTGTTAACGGCAGAATCGTGAGTGTGACTATAACCAATAGTGGTCGAGGATACGGTACTCTTAGGGAATATGCAGAAGGATTGTGGTATGGTCCGAATATTTCAGTAACTGGCCCAGGTAGTGATGCTGTAATTAAGACAATTATCGACGCGGCCGGCCAGGTTGTTGATACTGTAATTTTAAATCAAGGTCGCGGATATACCAACGATACTTCCTTGGTTATTAGAGATTTCAAAGTACTAGTTCACAGCGATACAACTTCGTATGATACATGGAGCATTTATGCATGGAATAAAGCAATTGGCGAGTGGACACGAGTTCGTAGTCAAAGTTACGATGTAAGGAAATACTGGAAATATCTAGACTGGTATGAAGCCGGGTATAACCAATTTGTTAAAATTGATTTCTTAGTAGAAAACACTTATGAATTAGTAACAACAGATATTCCGCTTGGGTCGATAGCCAAAGTTAAGAATATTGGATCAGGCGGTTGGTTATTATTAGAAAAATTTAACAACTTATCGACTATTGACTACACTCAGAATTTTAGAGTTATTGGCAGAGAACACGGCACTGTTGAATTTTTATCAAATTTATATAAATTTAATACCAGCACGGTAGGTTACGACGGTCCGTTATTCGATGCAGACATATACGACAACAGTCCGACAACTGAGTTGAAAATAATTTTAAATGCAATAAAGGATAAGATATTAATTGATGAATTTAGAGTTGAGTTCTTAAAACTATTCTTTGCCAGTGTGCGATATGCACTTACTGAACAGGTGTTTATTGATTGGGCCTTTAAGACAAGTTTTGTTAAATCAATGCACAATGTCGGCGAACTAAAACAAAAAGTTACATATAACAGTGATAATTTAGAATTTTTTGAATCTTATATTCGAGAAGTTAAACCCTATAGAACTAAAGTTAGAGAATATGTAAGTAACTATAGTAGTCTAGACAGGTCACAAAGTTCAGTAACTGATTTTGATTTACTTCCAGTTATAAACAATCAACTTGAAGTTAATCCGCTAACAGTTCATATTAATTCTAATGGTGAAGTTGTTACTGGATTTACTGAAATAGATACGTATCCTTGGAAACATTGGAATGATCACGTAGGTTACGAAATCATCTCAATTAAGGTAGTCGATGGCGGCACTGGATATGAAACTCGTCCAATTGTTGAAATTTCAGGAGTGCAAGTTCCTGGAGCTACATCAGCCTATTTTAAAGTAACCGACGGCACTGGAAATAATGATTTTGTAATCAAATTAACAGATCCGGCAAAAATTCAAAATGCTAGAGATCAAATAAACGGTGTTGTCCCTCGGCTACACATTACTGGTTTGATTATAAAAAGCACAGCTGATTACAATCCAAACTACAGTTATCATTACGATCCTGATACTATTGACTTTTTTGAAGTCGCTATGGAAGTATGCGATGCAACTTTTGACTATACTGAAGAGTATTTAGATGAAGCAGGTGGAGCATTTTTACCAGGATTAAGATTGTGTCCATGGAACAGTCTTCTAGTAGAGGAGATTGCAGGAGTGCAAGTTCCCGGAGATACTACATTACCTGCATCAGCTGTTGCCTACATAAGCAACGGTAAAGTAATTAGAATTGACATCGTTAATGCTGGCACACGTTGGGTATCAACACCTACGATTACAATACGCGGCGGCAACACCGCAGGAGTAGACACCACTGCAAGAGCTGTGGCAATTATTGGTAACGGAGTTATTAGAACAAATTATATCAAGATTAAATTTGATAGGACTAGTAAAGTATATGAAATAACTGAGTTAGCACAAGCTGAAACGTTTACGGGATCGGGAAGTAAAACTCAGTTCTCATTAAGATGGTCGCCTGATATTAAGTTTGGTAATTCTACTGTTACTATTGACAATACTGATGTATTGAAAGATGACTATACACTAACTACTGTAACGTCTACTAGCAGAGGGTATACTAGTTACTCAGGGCTGCTAACGTTCGTCACACCGCCACCATTAGGTAGTGTTATTGAGATAACCTACAATAAAAATTATGTGCATTTGAATGCACTAGACAGAATTAATTTTTATTACAATCCAACGACTGGACAAATTGGTAAAGATCTTGCACAGTTAATGACAGGTATCGATTATGGCGGAGTACAGATAACAGGATTAGGTTTCGGAGTTAACGTAGGTTGGGATGCCCTGCCTTGGTTTACTGATGCCTGGGATGCGGTTGATCCGACATTTGAAGATTATATTGCAACAGTTAGTACTGTAACATATGCATATCGTATGCCATACGTTCCAGCTGTCGGACAAGAAATCAATATATATGTTTCAAAGAATATACCTACAATCATAGTTGAAACTATCGGCGAAGTAGATGCAGCATTGGCTGAAATTGAGCCAGGCGATCTAGTAGTTAACGAAAGTCGTAGAGTTGTAATCAACAATGCAACAGTGCCTGCTACGCTGTACGTTTGGGACGGTAGCGAATGGAATAACAGTAACATAGTGGCAAGTTCGTCGTATCTACCTTCTGTGCGTATTGATGATTCTAATTATCTAACTATCAATCAAACTAACGATGCAGCTATAATGACATCATTCATCGGTGACGGTGAAGTCGATATTGTTACATTACCAACTTCACCGATTGCAACCGTATCTGTGATTAAAATTTCACGCTCAGCTGATGTGGCAACAGCAGTAACTGATAAATTACACGGACTATTTGACGGAGAAGTAGTAACTATTTCTGTAATAACTCCGAACGGTACTTTTAGCGAAACGAATGTTGCTGTGACTATCATTAATGGTAATACATTTAGTTACTTAAACACTGGTGTAGATACCGCAATTATTACCTCTAGTGGTCAAGTTACTGTTGCATTAAAAACAAATGATAGGATCACATTCCGTAAAGATACTAGTGACGGCAGTTATGCTCCACGAGCCGACGAATATGATACACAGATTACCGGCGGCAATCTAGCATATTCTACAGCTAGCGGATTAGCAGCCGATGATATTATCCTAGACGGTGACGGATTAATTACACCTGACACTAGTCATGCTCCTGAAGAAATAGTCCCTGGGCATGTAACTGATACAGTGGCAATTAAAGTATTCCACAGACCATCAGGCGGCTGTCCAAACATTTTGTTTAACAGCCACATCGGCGACGGAACTACTACTAGTTTTACCATTGGCCAGTATTTCCAAAATCAACAGTCTGTGATAGTTAAACTAGATGATGCAATACAGTTGTTAAACTTTAACTACACAATTGATTATCAAACTAATACTGTTATATTTGAATCTGCTCCTGCAAACCAATCAAAGGTTACTATTTTAAGCATTAGTTTCAATAGTGCAAATATACTTGATCTTGATTATTTTGTATCGGACGGAGTTACTACTGAGTATATTACCAAGGCAAGTTGGTTACCAACTATAACATCTACAGTATTAGTAAATGGCGAAACATATAGCTATGTGTTGTTTAGTACAGACGATACCTATACAGATAAAGTAGGTGAGTCGTGGAGATCGCGTGCCGGTATACGATTCGAAACAGCACCTCCGGTTGGGGCCATAATAAATTATGTAATTGATGCTAACGGATTTGAACAAACAGCTAGTATTGTTAAGTCAGATACTGTGACCTTTACTACAGGTGTTCAAACTTACTCGTTAATTAATGCGGTAGGAGTAAACAGTCCATTAGATCAAAACGTGCTAGTAAAAACTGGACAACGTATTTTAAGACCAGCAAGTGCAAACTATTTTACAATGAATGACGATCAGTTAGTGTATGCCCTACGAGATTACAAATATTTAAATCTCGGAGTTAATGCTACTGATTTAACAGTTTATGTTGGTAGTAATTTATTGGCATTGGGCGCTGACTATGATGTGGAATTCGACTACGAAGGAGCGATATACAGCTTAGTAGAAAATTCCACAGATATCCTTAGCGGCACAGACTACGAGGTTGATGATATTTTGACAATCTCCGGCGGAACAGTATCTACTCTTGGATCTAGTGCAAAATTTTTAGTAACTCGAGTAAATGCATCCGGTCGAATCCAAACGTTAGAACCTATTGAACTAGGATCTTATGTTGTAGTTCCGGATGGCGTGATTATTTTATCAGGCGGGTCTGGCACCGATGCAACAATCAGCGCAACATTTGAAATTACTACAAATAGTCCTAACATTAGTGTAACGGTAAATCCTGCAAAGTATATTAGTGGAGAAAAACTAACTATAGTCATTGATAATGACGCCGAGTATACTATAACAAATAATACTATTACCTTCACCGATACATATCCAGTTGGAACAATTTTTGAAGTAATAAGTTTTTACAATCACAATGTATTAGGTATAGAACGTACAGTTGACGAACTAATTCCGACAACGGCTATAGCTAACGGTACAGCAGAATACTACGAGCTTGCTGGCAAACTAGGTGGCAAATTTAAATTAAGAAATACTGCAATATCGGGAGATTTTGTTTGGGTTATTAAAAACAGTACACTATTGATGAGTGGTGTTGATTACAGATTAGATACTGATCATACTACTATTAAACTAAACAATTATCTGTTCGACGGCGATGTAATCCAAATAATTGCCTTTACAAATACAGTAGTACATGATAGTTTTGCCTATATGCAGTTTAAGGATATGTTGAATCGTGTACATTATAAACGATTGAATAAAGCTAAGTCAACTAGATTAGATAAAGATCTAACACAGTTCTCTAAGACTATTACAGTACTAGACGGTACTGTATTAGATACTCCGGTTGCAAGTAAAAACCTACCCGGTATCATTGAAATCAATGGCGAGCGTATTGAGTACTTTAACAAAGTAGGCAATGTCTTAAGTCAGTTACGTAGAGGTACATTGGGTACAGGTATTCCTGTGCTTCACGGTAAAGATAGCCAAATTTTAAATATTGGATCTAGTGAAACTATTCCCTACAAGGACGAATATGTGATTAAAACACATACCGCCGATGGTATTAGTAACACTTATGACTTACCGTTTACTCCGTCGATTACTACCGTTGGGAATAACATAGCTACCGACTTTGATGTATTTGTTGGTGGATATCGATTAAAGAAAAAAGAGTATACAATTTTTGCTAAGATTGACGGAGCAACTGGTCAACTAGTCCATCCTGATTATCCTGATAGTGTTGAAGGAGATATTACATTGCCTGCAGAATTTAGTAACACACCATCAACTAATTCTGCTATTAAACTAACCGCTACTCCGGAGTTGGGAGCTAAGATCGTTGTGGTTAAAAAGCAAGGAAAACTATGGAATGATCTAGGACAACGTCTAGCTAAATCAGATAATTCTGTGTCTAATTTCTTAAAAACTACTGGCACTAACTGGGTAGAATCATACCTAGATAAATATGAAGATAGAGTCTTAGGCGGCGACGGCAATCCTCTTCAAACCGGCGACGGTGAACCACTGGAATATTAAAATGGCTACAATAAACGAATTAGCAACGATAACTACACCATCAAATGACTCAGTAATTGTAGTCACTGATGCTACGTCTTCTAAGAAAATAACATTTCTTGATCTTAAAAGTAGTATAGTTCAAACAGCATCGGCTACTACATACGGCGTGATAAAAGTCGGATCCGGGTTAAACATCAGCGGATCCGGTGTAATGTCTGTAACTAATTACAGTGATTACATATTACCTCCAGCAAGCGGCACAGCATTGGGCGGTATAATTGTTGGTAACGGACTAGCGGTAGATCAAAACGGTGTTATTAGTGTTGCTTCTCAAAATATACCACCCGCGAGCACTACAACGTACGGTTTAATAAAAGTTGGCTCGGGGCTGTCTGTAGTTAACGGCGCCCTAACAGCCGCTCCCCAGTATGAGCTACCTGCGGCTAGTGATACTACGTTGGGCGGCATAAAAGTTGGTTCCGGATTAGTAATTGAAGATTCAGTGCTGTCCACAGCAGGAAATTTTGTTATTACTGAATCTGATCAGATAATTTCTGAAGATTACATCACAACTGACAATAAAAAATCTTACAGTATTGGCCCGATTACTATTGATAAAACAATAACATTTACCATTAGTAAAAATTCAACTTGGGTAATTTATAATCCCGAAGATGGAATTAATCCAATTCCTGCCCCAGCAAAGACTCCAATTCAGGAGCAAGACACAGAAATTACAGATAATTACATCATACAAAACAATAAAATTGCCTCTAGTAATGGACCAATTACTATTGGCAGATCAGTAACAGTGGAAATTGCACCGTTATCTACGTGGATTATATTTTAAATAAATACATTATCAATTAGGAGTAATACAACTATGGCAAATTTAAAACTTTTAGGAGCATCGTCTGGATACACAGAAGTATCTGCAGCTCCAAATGCCGTACCTACAACATTCATTCTGCCTTCAGCAGACGGTACAGCTGGACAAATTTTAAGCACTAACGGCGCAGGCCAGCTAGCGTTTATAACAAATCAAGCTGCATCATACACTTTACCGGCAGCATCTGCTTCGGTATTAGGCGGTGTTAGGGTTGACGGTACAACAATAACTATTAACGGATCTGGAATAATTTCATCTGCATCTGCATACACATTACCAACCGCATCTGGTTCTATTCTAGGTGGTGTCAAAGTTGGCACAGGGTTAAGCATTCTTGCAGGAGTATTAAGTGTAGCAACTGATCTTGCAGCTGGATCGTTACAAGTTATCGACGACAACGAAGGTCCGAATACTTATCGCACTGCTCGAGTTGACACAGCAACTGAAGGTACCCCCAACAGTATTGCTTGTCGAGATATCGAAGGAAACTTAAATGCTGTATTCTTCCAAGGAACCGCAACTAGTTCGCTGTTTGCTGACTTAGCTGAAAAATATATAGCTGATGCCGTGTATGACCACGGTACTGTGTTAGAATTTGGCGGTGCCCACGAAGTTACAATAGCTGAAGCTGAAACAACTAAAGTTGCTGGTGTAGTATCTACTAGTCCTGGCTTTATAATGAACAGCGGACTAGAATGTTCAGTTAGCGCAGGCGAACGTACAGCCGTAGTAGCCCTACAAGGTAGAGTTCCTGTTAAAGTTAAAGGTGTTGTCCGTAAGGGTGACATGATGGTTAGTGCAGGCAACGGATTTGCCAAGGCATCGGATGCACCAGCAATCGGAACTATCATCGGTAAAGCACTAGAAAATTTTGATGGTCCAGAAGGGGTTATCGAAGTTGTAGTGGGACGAATTTAATTAAACAAAGAGAATACTATGCAAGGTAAAGATCTATCAGGAATCCATATTGAGGGACATATTAAAATATGGTATCCCGAGTCCGGCGAAGTTGCTGTCAATAAGCGTAATGCTATCCATTACGAAAATATGAGTGTCGCCCTTGCAGAGAGTATTGCCGATGCAGGTCAGGGTTTTATTAATAAAATGGCATTTGGTAACGGCGGCACTAGCGTCGATCCAACTGGCATTATTACCTATCTTACTCCTAATTCAACGGGTACTAATGCTAGTCTGTATAATCAGACATACGAAAAAGTAGTCAACGATAGATCAAGCAGTAATTTAGATCCAACTAGAAATTATATTGAAACTCGACACGTAACTGGTAAAAATTATACAGACGTGTTTATAACCTGCTTATTAGACTACGGTGAACCTAACGGTCAAGAAGCATTTGATAACACCAGTAACAGCGATAGCGACTACGTATTTGATGAACTGGGATTAGTATCATATAGCGCAACAGGCAATCCTAGATTGCTAACTCATGTTATTTTTCATCCAGTTCAGAAGTCATTAAACAGACTTATTCAGATTGACTACACAGTTAGAATTCAAAGTCTAACAGGACTAAGTGAGGTAGCTTAATGTCTTATAAATTAAATTATACCGATACAGCTGCTAACCCTAATCCAATTACAGTACCTGATCAAGATCTTAATACTACATCTACGGACTTAACATTTGTTGGCAAGAACTTTCCAGGATACTCTCAAAGTATCGGAGAAAATTTTCTACACCTGTTGGAAAATTTTGCATCTGCTACCGCCCCTACAAAGGCAATAGCCGGGCAATTATGGTACGATACTACAACAAATAAAAATCAATTAAAAGTTTATGATGGTGTTAAATGGTCCGAAGCTGGTAATGTAAAGAAGGGTTCGACAAAACCTACACCGACAAACAGTATTGCAGGTGATCTATGGGCTGATACTGCAAACCAACAGTTATATCTCTACACTGGTTCAATATGGGTACTAGTAGGTCCTCAGTTTAGCGAAGGTACTGCCTCAGGTCTCAAAGCCGAAACGGTTATAGATAGAAGTACAAATACTCCTAAAGTTATTTTAGTATTCTATGCATCCGGTGCTCCCGTAGTTATTATTAGCAAGGATGCATTTACACCAAAATCTACTATTAGTGGATTTGAAACTATTAAGCAAGGTATAAGTTTATCAACTGATGACTTCGATGGCGATGGTATAGTATTAAACAAATTTTGGGGAACTAGCGAAAAAGCAGATGCATTAGTCATTGGTAATAGTATTGTCCCCGCTGGCAACTTTTTACGCAGTGATTCAGTAAGTACAACAAATTTTACAATTAATATTAGAAACGGTTCAGGATTAGTAATCGGCGATAGTTTACAAACATCACTGACTTCATCGGGTTCCGGAGCAATTTTAAATCACAAAACAACTAATTCGCCTATTATTTTACAACAAGGTGGCAGCAGTGTTTTAACCATCCTTAATCAAAAGGTCGGTATTAATAAAACTGATAATTTATCTGCTGCGTTAGATGTTACAGGTGATGCGTTAATTAGCGGATCGATCGCTAGTGCCAGCTTAACTACTAGTAACAACGTGTCAGTTGGTAGCGCACTAACTGTTACTAATACATTAACAGTTGGCGGAATATCTACAGTTAAGAACATATTACCTAATGCTGTAGGTGACTATGACATTGGATCAACTACTCGTAAATTTAAAAACGTATATTCGGAAAATTTGTATGGATCGGAGTTCTACGGACACTTTAACGGTGATATAACAGGTTCGGTGTTGGGGACAGCATCGAGTTTATTCAACACTGTTAACTTCTCCATTGCTGGTGACATGATTTCGGGTATAGAAACTTTTAACGGCACAGGCGATGTTACTTTAAATGTTGTAGTTAACGAAGATATCATTAGCGGCAAATTAGCACTATCGTCGGACGATACTAGGACGGCAGATAGATTTTTAGTATTAAGTAATAAGTTTGGTACACTAAGAAGTATCAACAAAGAAACATTATTTTCAACAGCAGGTACAGTACCGGCAGGTTCGATCATGCCATATACTGGTGACACTCCACCGCCTGGTTACTTATTCTGTGACGGTAGTGAACAAAGTCGGGGATTGTATTCTGAACTTTTTGCAGTCATAGGTTACAAATTTAAAGCTGTGGAAACATTAGTTGGATATCAAACATTTGCATTGCCTGACCTACGTGGTCGATTCCCGTTGGGTAGAGACAACATGGATAATGGCAACGAAGTTAATGTTCAAATTTCTGCAACGGCTGCAACTAGATTAGCTATTACAGCATTAGCAGCAATTCAAGCTACATTTGTTGTCAAAGACGGCACGCCCCCAAGTCCTGGCGCCCCTGGCACTACAAATGGTCCTTTCCAACCTGGTAAAACAATAACAGGTACAGGACTAGACGGCACAGCAACAATTACTTCAGTAACTCCTAACACACCGTCTGCGGGCTTTTCAACTATTGTAGTTGCTATGCCAGCACAGACAGTAACATACCCTGCAGCATCGGGCCTAGTGTTAGTTTCAATAGGTACAATAGACAGCGGTGGCGGAACAGCATCTCGAGTTTCTAGTGCATCGGCACTGGGATTTGCTGGAGGAACAGACGACATAACAATCGGACAAAGTAACTTACCAGATCACACCCATGATTTAAAAGACAGTGTTGGTAACCAATACACTGCAATTCGAAATACTACTGGAGCTGTGCCGGAACCTGAAGTTATTACTGGTAGTATACACTTTACCAGTGGAGCAGGACACTTGTTAAAAAACAGCGGTGGCATTAGTACTGCAGGTGCATTAGGTCAATCTATAGACACTATGAATCCGTATCAAACAATCAACTATATTATATTCACTGGTAGGATCATCTAATGACTTATAAGATTAACAAAACAGATGGCAGTTTACTAGTAGAAGTTATTGATAACGAAATCAACACTTCTGCTGCTGATATTGCTCTAATAGGAAAAAACGTCTCGGGCTTCGGCGAATACATTAATGAAAATTTTATCAAACTGTTAGAAAATTTTGCAGCAACTAGCGAACCTAATAATCCTATTGCAGGCCAAATATGGTTTGATACTAGTGAAAATAGATTAAAAGTATATGACGGCAATGGTTTTAGAATTGGAAGCGGCCCAATTGTATCAGGTACCGCTCCGTTAAATCCTATACAAGGCGACTTTTGGATTGATAGTGAAGAAAAACAGTTGTATTTTTATGACGGTACTGATAGAAAACTAGCCGGCCCGATCTACAAAGAGAGTCAGGGTATTAGTGGGTTTCAAGTTGAAACAATATCTGATACAGCAGGCAATCGTCGAGCCGTTGTTGTACTTTACGTTGCTGATAAAATATTGGGAGTGTTTAGTAAACACGAAGAATTTACACCAGCAGCTGGCTCACTTAATCCGTCAGACTTTACTGGAAATGTTAAAACTGGATTCACCCCGGGTACATTAGCTGGATTTAAATTTCATGCAAGAGCTGCAAGTGCAGATGCCCTAGTAGACACATTAGGTGATTTAAAAACAGCCAACAGTTTTGTTAGTACAGAAGCCAGCGGCGGCAGTACTAGTATGTACAGAACATTGTCAATATTAAATAACGAGCCGCTTAAACTAGGTGCCGGCCTTGAAAATACTGTAACAGTAACAGACTCGTTATTCCAAATTCGCAGTAATGTTACACCTGCATCTGGTGAGCCTGGACAAGAATTTCAAATTGTAACACGAGATAGTACTGGTGCATCGTCGTATGCATTAGTAATTCAAACAGAAGATACTATAAAACGAGTTGGTATATTTACTGACGCTCCGGCAACTACGCTCGACGTTAACGGTTCTGCTACAATTCGTGGTGACTTAACTGTTATAGGTGATACTACTACTATCACAGCTACTGAATTAAACATATCTGATAAAAATATCACACTAGCTGCAGGTAATACGTTAGATGCTATAGCAAATGGCGGAGGCATCACACTTAACGGTCTTACTGATAAAACATTCAATTGGATTGATTCAACTGACAGTTGGACTAGTAATCAGCATATTGATTTAGCATCAATTACTAAAGATTATAAGATTGGCGGCTCTACAGTATTAAGTTACAACTCGCTAGGTACAGGTATAACAACTTCTTATCTTACTAGTGTGGGTACATTAACAAGTTTACAAGTTGACAACGTAAACATTAACGGCAATACTATTAGTTCAACTTCTGGCGATATTAGAATTATACCAGCTGGTATCAGCCGAGTAGACTTTAAAGGCACTAGGGTCATCCCTACTATCCTAACAGGAATTCAAACACCTTCTGGCCCAACAGATGCAGCCACAAAAGGATACGTTGATGCAGCTGTGCCGGCAGATTGGATATTACTACCAAATTTATCTGTTGCACCTATTTTTGGAAATATATATCAAGCTGAAGTATCTGATAGGTTTATTGTTGATACACTAACTAGTGGTGAGGTTAAGATCACATTGCCTCAAAATGCTGTTGATGGCGACCTTGTTAGATTTATTGACGCTAAGGGTAATTTTGGTACAAGTAGTTTAATTATTCGACGATACAGATCTGTTAAAACAGATGTTGGTGACTTCGGTGGCGGAGTTTCCAGTCTTACCGAAGTTGGTACATATAACAACGGCGGCGATGGACTAGCAACAACTTCGGACGGTGCAGGTACTGGCCTTACAGTTAGTATTACTACTACAGATTTAGGCGATACATACACTCCTCTCAATACTACAATTGAAATTATTAATCAAGGTGATGGGTATGCTAGCGGTGAAGAAATTACAGTAGCAGGAGCAGACATCGGTGGCGGATCTGATTTAATTTTTGTGCTTGATATGCATAAAATACTAAATGCAAACTTAGATTTAGAAGTTAACGACCCTGATGCTGCGTTTGGTTTAATTTTTGTTGACTCTACTAACAACTGGAAATTTGCAGAAACTACAGTATTGCCCGTAGAAATATCAGTTGCTGTTGTTGGCACGCTAACTGGCAATGTTATCTCAACTAATACTGATACTACTATATTAAATACTAGTAACCCTGTTGCGGTGTTTACTGGTAATGTTACCGGAGATGTCACTGGGGATCTTACAGGAACTGCTGACCAAGCAGATGCTGTATATGCAGCTGTTGGATCAAGTACAAACAGTAATTTTAGTCTTCCGTACATTACCGCAACATCTGGATATCTTGAACTTAAAACAGATCCTAATTTACTGTTTAATCCTAGTACAAATACACTTACAACTGATTATATTTCAGCACCGTTTGGTATTACTGGACCGTTGACAGGTAACGTTACAGGCGGAGCATTGACAGTTTCGGGAACTAGCAGCCTAACACTATCATCAGGTACTAATTCAATACTTGTTCGTTCAGGCAATAGTGGTATTAGATTAAGTTCTTTTACAAATGATGGTCTTCAAGAACAGTATAACATACAAATAAACCCTGCTACCAACGACACCTTGCGTCCAACTACTTTGTTGTACGGTAATGTAGAAGTTGTTAATATCCCAACTCCAGGCGCCCCTGGCCCTACATCATTCGGATCGTCCTTCAAATTACCTACGTACACTAATGCACAATTAGCAGCTAGAACTCTAAACCAATTAAACTATGGTGAATTAATTTACAATAGTGATACTAATCAAATTAGAGCGTTTATCGACGACGGTAGCGGCACAACAGGCATCTGGGTTACTTTGAATTAAAAGAAATAAGATGCGTTTTACACTAAATACAAATAGATTGAGGGGTTAAAGAATATGCCTTATAGCGTTGACAGATACAGTGTTCCGACAACTTACGTAGTTGAAGACGGTACAATTGACAGCAGTTTAGATATCAAATTAATTGGTAAAAACTATGCCGGCTACGGTGAAGTTCAAAACGAGAATTTTTTACATTTATTAGAAAATTTTGCGGGTACAGCAGCACCACCTCGCCCTATAGCTGGACAAGTTTGGTACGATTCTGCAACAAAAAAATTAAAATTTTATGATTCATCGTCAACACGATGGAAACCAACAGGCGGAGCCGAAGTAGCTACTACAGCACCAGCTGGCCTTACCAAGGGCGACTTTTGGTATGATTCTGCAAATAAACAGGTGTATGTATATGATGAAACAGACTACATACTGATAGGCCCGCAAGGTGTCGCCGGTTTAGGCACAACCGAAATGAAATCACGTATTGTTACTGATAATGCTACTGGTGCAAATCACGGTATTATTACAGCATTAGTTGATGGCGCGGCAATTTTTATTATTTCAACAGACGAATTTACTTTAAGCACAATTAGTGCTCAAGATTTTCCGGGATTTTCTGCAATTAAGAAAGGCATTACACTAGTAGATACTGGTACTTCCGGAGCAACAACTGGAAATTTAAGTCCTGTAGCAAAACTATGGGGAACATCATCAGCGGCTCTTGGCCTTGTTAATGCTAGCGGTAACGTATTGACCTTTGCAGATTTTGTTCAAACTGGTGACTACGGTAGTTTCTTAGATGCAGGTTTTGCGGTAGGTACTGGTTCTGATAAACTTATTGTTAAGATTGATACCGACGGTGAAACATCTATTATTAGAACTGCAACTGGCAGTGGTGCATTAAAACTTCAGACATATTCTGGAGATTTATTAAATCCATATACTCCATTAAAGTTACTAGGACAACATGTGCTTCCGGGTGTAGACGAAACAAATGACCTAGGTTCTGCTTCTATTAAATTTAGAAATCTATATGCTAAAACTATATACGGTGATGGCGCAAACATAACTGATTTAAGTGCAACTCAGCTAACTTCAGGAACTGTACCTGCAGCTAGATTGGCAGGTTCATACACAATTAATATTAACGGTTCGGCAAGTTCAGCAACTACCGCAACTACCGCAACACAAGCAAATAGTTTACTATATGACGGTGTATATAGAACAGCTGCTGTTGATACAGCAAGTACTGGAACAGCTTTTTCGGTTGCTGTCCGTGATGCCGACGG